TGGTCGGGTCGACCTTGCCGGCGATCGCCGCCGTGACCGAGCTGCAGACCCGGCTCAACACGCTGGAAGGCGCCGTGGTCGACGGGAAGGCCGAGGAAGCGGTGAACACCGCCATGAAGGCCGGCAAGCTGATCCCGGCGCTGAAGGATTGGGGTTTGTCCCTGTTCAAGGCTGACCCGGCCAAGTTCGAGACGTTCGTGGGCTCGGCACCGATCCTGACCGCGCCGCAGCTGCAGACACCAAGGAAGGATGGCGAGGCCGCCGATCTCACCGAGGCTCAGCTCGCGGTCTGCTCTGCGATGGGCATCACCGCCGACGACTTCAAGAAGACCCTGAAAGCTGAGGCGAAGGCCTAGGCCGCCCGCTGATCTGATCAACCGGGGCGACGTCCCCACCTGAAGGAACCTGATTTCATGACCGCTCTTTCCCAGGACCGCAACACCTCCCAGCTGGTCGGCACGATCTTGTCGCTCGGCGTGGCCGCCGCGACGCTGATCTATTCCGGCTCGATCGTCATGCGGAATGCCACCGGCTACGCCACCAAGGGCGCGACGGCTCTCGGCCTGACCGGTGTCGGCATCGCCAACCACCGCGTCGACAACTCCGATGGTGCGGCCGGCGACTTGAACATCGATGTCGCCCAGGGCGTCTTCAAGGTGGCGAACTCGGCGGCGGCCGATGCGATCACCATCGCCGACATTGGCAAGCCCTGCTACGCGGTCGACGATCAGACGGTGGCCAAGACAAACGGGCTGACCGTGGGCGCTCCGACCAGGTCGGCGGCCGGCATCATCGTCGGCATCGAACTTCTTCGACACCGATCACGTGGTGCTCGACGAAAACGGCGCTGAGGCTTCCGTCGCAAATACCGATGGTGGTGCTGGCACGCCCTGGTTCCTGATCGACAGCAAGCAGCCGATCAATCCGCTGATCCTGCAGATCCGCAAGGAGGCGCAGTTCGTCAGCAAGGACGCTCCGACTGACGACAATGTCTTCATGAACAAGCAGTTCCTGTACGGCGCCGATGGCCGCTGGGCGGTCGGGTTCGGCTTCTGGCAGTGGTGCTGGGGCTCCAAGCAGCCCCTCACGGCGGCCAATTATGCGATCGCTCGTGCCGCGCTCGGCTCGATGAAGGGCGACTATGGCCGCCCGATCGGCGTGTCGCCCGACCTTCTGGTCGTGCCGCCGTCGCTCGAAAGTGCTGGCCTCAAGATCCTCAACAACGAGCTGGGCGCCGGTGGCGAGACCAACGAGTGGAAGGGAACCGCCGAGCTGCTCAAGGTTCCGTGGCTGGCCTGATCGGCTCGCCGAATTCGCCCCTGCCGGCATCCCCAACGGTGCCGGTGGGGTTTTTGAAAAGCAGCCCGCCCGAGGCTCCTTTTCAAAGACCCCGAAAACGAGGATTGAACGATGGCAAAAGCGTTGCGCGAAGCGAAGGCCAAGGCTCCAAAAATGGTGGCTGACGCTCCCAAGGAAACATCCGGCCTGGAAGCGGCGGGAGCTGCACAAGGCCAGGATGCCCCGTCGTCGGGGGCGGCGACGGGGACCGATACCAGCGAGCAGAGCGACGACCAGGGCGGGGCCGGCGAGACGGCCGGCTCCGCAGGCTCGCTGGCGCTGGACGACGCGCTCGATGCACTTGGCGGCCAGGGCGGGCACCTGGACACCGAAGCCGAGTTTCGCGCCAAATTTCCGCGCATGTCGGCCGCGATCGACGCCTGGAAGGAACAGAACGGCGACGAACTGCCGGCCGGCCTTCGCATCCGTTCCAAGGTTGACGGCTTCCGCCGCGCCGGCATCGCCCACTCCAAGGCGCCGGTCGAGCATCAGCTCGGGGCGTTCAAAGGCCCCGAGCAGCTGGAGGCCCTGTTCGCCGAACCAAACCTGGTCGTGGAGCTGATCTGACCGTGCACGCCATCCTGCCCATTTGGCTGTTGCCACTGTCGCTGACAGTCCTGATCTGGGCCGGCACGATCTTCTGGCCGAGCAGCAGCGCCCATGGCGGCGATTACGACTTCGGAGCCGCGCTTTCGGCGCTGCTCCGTTTCGTTGCCGCCCTGGCGGCCACGCTGCTGGTCTGGCTCGCCTACTTCATCTGGCTTTTCGTGGCGGCCGCATGAGCTACGCGGTCAAACAGGATCTGATCGACCGCTTCGGCGAAAAGGAGCTGCGGGAGCTGACCGACCGCACCAACCGTCCGCCGACGACGATCGACGACACCGTTGTCGGCCGGGCAGTCAACGACGCCACCGCCCTGATCGACGGCTACATCGCCAAGAAGTACTCGCTGCCGCTGGTGACCGTGCCCGACATCCTGGTCAAGGTGGCTGCGGATCTCGCGCGCTACTTCCTGCACGGCAAGGCGGCCGACAAGGACAGCCCGGTGACGGCAGCCTACAACCAGGCCGTCGCCTGGCTGAAGGATGTCGCCAAGGGGCTTATCGAGCTTGACGACGGCGGCGAAGCTCCGGAGCCGGCCGGCGGCGGCGCCATCAAGACCAGCGCGCCGAACCGCGTCTTCACCCGCGACAGCCTCAAGGGGTTCTGATGGCTGACGGGATCAAGCTTGCTCTCAACGACCAGGCGGTCAACGATCGGCTCGCCCAGCTCTCGCGCGCGGCCGAAAACCCAGCACGCGCCATGCGCGGGCGCCTGATCGGCTTCGTGACGCCTGGTTCCGCCGATCCGATCGAGCACGTCTCGGGCGAACTGCTGAAAACCAAGAATGGCACCGTCTGGTGGGAAGAAGTGTTCGGTGCCGCCAGCTACCTCGAGGAGCAACCATGACCAAGTCCTACCAGGCGCGCCCGGCGGGCCGCCACGTCATCGACCGGGCAACGGGCAAGCTTGTCCGCGATGGCGACTTCACCAATCCGGAGGCACCGGCCAAGCCGGCCGCGTCTCCGTCGCGCGCGCCGGCCGTCAAGCCGGCCGATGACACTGGCGCCGGACATCCGGCTGGGAAAGGCAAGTAACCATGGCATCCCGCTTTTACCGAAAGCTCGCCGTCCTGGCGAAACTCGAAGTCACCTATGGCACCGACCCGGTACCGACCGGTGCCGCCAATGCCATCCAGATGAACAATGTGACGATCACGCCGCTGGCCGGCGATCAGGCATCGCGAGACCTGATGCTGCCCTATCTCGGCCAGCAGGGCGTGATCCTGGTCGGCACCTATGCCACGGTGGCCGGTCAGGTCGAGATCGCCGGTGCCGGTGCTGCAGGCGACGTCCCAGGCTACGGCGTGCTGCTGCGCATGTGCGGCCTGGCCGAAACCGTCGATGATGGGGTCGACGTCCAGTACGATCCGATCTCGGGCGCCTTCGAGGCGGGCACGCTGTACTTCAATCATGACGGCGTCCGCCACATCCTGCTCGGCACGCGCGGCAACGTCTCGATCGACCTGACGCCCAAGCAGATCCCGCACTTCACCTTCACTTTCACCGGCCTGCTCGGCACGATCGCCGACGCGGCTTTGCCAACCGTCGATTACAGCGCATTCCAGGTGCCGCTGCCGGTCAACAAGGCCAACACCACCCTGTCGCTGCTCGGCGCCTCGGCGGTGGCCGAGAGCGTGGCGATCGACCTCGGCAACCAGGTGGAGCCGCGCTTCCTTATCGGCGACGAGAACGTCCAGCTCGTCGATCGCAACCCGAGCGGCACCTGTGTGGTCGAGGCGCGCTTGCTCGCGACCACCAACTGGTTTGCGGCGGCCCAGGCGAGGACGCGCGGGGCGCTGGCTGCCCAGCACGGCACGGTGGCGGGCAACATCGTCATGTTCGATGCGCCGGCCGTCGAGATCGGGCGCCCGACCGAAGGCCAGACGCAGAAGATCATCAACTACTCGCTGCCGCTCATGCTGTGCACCGATGCCGGCGACGACGAGCTGAAGATAACGGTCAAGTAGGAGCGCCCGCGCTCCCACTTTCCGCCCCCTTTGAAACCCGTTTGAAAGGCCCTTCGCATGAAGTTCAAGATCGTCGACGCCCACGTCTTCTGGTGGCCGGTTGAGGTCGTTTGTCCCGATCCCGACAAGCCCGGCAAGACTGTCACGCAATCCTTCACCATGCAGTTCCAGGCCATGCCGGCGGACGAAGCCGATGCCATGATGAAGGAGATCAACGCCCTGCCGCCCGAAGAGCAGAAAAATCGTCAGCACGAGGAGCTGCTGCGGGTCTGCAAGAACTGGCGCGACGTGACCGACGAGAAGGGTGAGCAGGTGCCATTCAGCGAAGAGACGCTGAAGGCCTGTCTGCAGTACTCCTGGTTCAATCGGGGCCTGTACAAAGCCTACATGCGCTCGCTGGCACCCGACGAGGCGCGAAAGGGAAACTGAGAGCGGTCGCGCGGGAATGGGCCTTCGCCCGCGCCGGCCGCAGCGACCCCCAGGTACCCACGAAGATCGACAGCGACCTGGTCGCGCAATGGGCCGGGCTCGGCGTGACGGTCGAGGCAGATGATGACGATGAGGCTATCCCCGTGTGGCGGATCAACAGGCAATCGTTAATGGCATTCCTCCGCTGCGAAACCCAGTGGCGGGCGGTGTCCGTCGCTGTCGGTGAAGGCAGCCGCCTGATCTGGCTCGGCATCGACTACGCCTCCGCCAGGCCGGTCTATGCCCGCCGGAACCGCACCGAGGAACGCCGTCTGTTCGACGACATCTGCGTCATGGAGCGCGCCGCGCTCGAAGCCATGGGCGAGATCGACGAATGACCCTACCTCTTGCCCTGGTCATCTCCGGCGACGCGACGGGCGCCAAGGCGGCGACTGACCAGACCACGGCCGGCGTCAAGGCGCTGGGCGTCGAGGCACGCCAAACCTCGTCCGCCATGGTGGCGGCGAACGACCAGGTCGCCGCCTCTGCGCGGGGCGCCACCACGGCGATCGCCGCCCAGGCCGCCGCCGAACGAAATTTACGGGCGGCGATCGACCAGCGGCTGAGCATCGGCAACAACGTGGCGCAGGTCGGGACGCCGTTCGCCAACAACAGCAACCGCTCGGCCGACATCGAGGCCTACGGTCGCTCGCTCGACGCGCTGCGCGCCCGCTACAATCCGCTGTTCGCCGCCTCGAAACTGTATGAGGCAGAGCTTGACGACATCAACGCCGCGCACCGGCTGGGTGCGATTTCAAGCCATGAACACCAGGTGGCGGTCGATGGCCTCAACACCAGGTACACGGTCTTTGCCCAGCAAGGCGCACGGGCAGCCGGCGTTCTCGGCACCGTAGGCGGTGCCGCCCAGCTGACCTCGAACCAGATGCTCCGGCTGTCCCAGCAAGGCAACGACGTCATCACCATGTGGGCGCTGGGCGCATCGCCGATGATGATCTTCGCGTCGCAGGCCGGCCAGGTCTACGACGCGCTCGAAAGCGGCCCGAAGGGATTGCGCGGCTCGCTGGCTGGGATCGCAAGCGGCGTCAAATCGACCGCCGGCAGCCTGATCAGCGGAGCGGCTGCCTTTGTCAGCTTTTCCAATCCGGTCGGCCTGGTCGCCACCGGTATCATCGCCGGCACCGCCGCGCTGCTCACTTATGCGTCCGTCACGCGGGAAAGCATCCGCTCGATCGATGGCGTCCTCAAGGATCACGAAGCCAACATAAAGGACCTGAAGCAGGCCTGGGCCGGCGATGCCACGGCGGGCATCAAGGCCTATGCGAGCGAAGGTTTTGGCGCGCTTGCGATCAAATCGGTGCAGACCGAGCTGGAGCTGAAAGCGTCGTTGAGCCAGGCCGCCCAGGAGGCGGCCAAGGGCATGGTCGCCAACGACAATGGCCTTGCGGGCGGCTCCCAGCTCGGGGTGATTGCCAGCTCGCAATTCTCGGAGTTCGGCAAGGAGATCGACTATCTTCGCGGCACGATCGCCAAGGGCGCGCCTGATG